TCTCTACGGTCTCAGAGTATTGTCTATTTCGTTTTAATAATTGAGAATGGGTTTCCCAACTTATTCCTAATTCCAAAAGGAATTGTGTGATGTGTAATCCTTTTTCACCAGCATCCAAAATAATCTTTTGCCATTCCGTTGGGAAGTTATATTCAACTCTTGGTCTACCAGGTTTTCTTTCTTCGTTGCTCATCGTTTAAATCTTTTTGTATGTTTGTCGTTATATAATTCTATTCCAATACGGATATTGTCGATTGCATCTTGGAGTGATGGTATTTGTGATGCATTGGGGTATAATGATGAATATGCACCGATAATTTCAATCTTATCTAAATCAGAATATTCTCCTGTTGTATTTGGGACAACTATGTTATCATAAATTTGTTTTGCGTAATTGATTATATCAACATTGTCCAAATTATTAATTGTTTGTGATTTTCCTTTACCCTTACAATTGCACATATTATTTCCCTTTGTTAATTTGTTCTTTATGTTGAGCATCCAATTCTTCAGCAACTTCTTGTAAACTGATTCTAACATCATTTAATAAAGCTGCTAGTTCAAATCTATTTTGATTCTCAATCTTCTCAATATCTTTTTGCAAATCATTGAGAATATGTTTGAATGTTATTCCGACCTTGAATTTACCTTTGATATAGATATTGGCAAAGTCAGCTAACAATTCATCTTTTTCTTCATCGCTCATCGTAAAATAATTTACTGCTCTCTCTTCTATTTTTTCGAAAAATTTTTCCATATCAATAATTAGTATTGGTAATATCTTGATTGAAAATATAGGAAAAATAATTAAATTTTTGTAGGATATGGTATAAATAAAAAACCCCCAACGTACACCATTCGTTGAGGGTTTTAAAAATGAAAAACAAAAACAGGTATTAACCTTATTCTTATCTTCTACAAATATATGTCAAATTTTTCAGATTGCAAAATATTACTTTCTGTCGGTGTGTTGAGTATTAAACACTTCATTGAAATGAAATGCTAAATCCAATTTTAATTTTTCTAATCTTTCTGATTCTTCTGTTGTCAGTGATTCCAATCCATCATTCATTATCTTATCTGTTAGAGTTGGTTCGAGCAACTTAAATTCATGCGAATGGATAAGTGTAAAAATTTCCATTGGAACAATTACACATTTGCTCTCAGCATAATCAGGAGCTTTTTCAAAGTTGTTGAAATCTTCTATGTTCATAGTTTTATATTAATTGAATAAACTTCAAAATCTTTATATTGGGATATGAAAGAATGATTAAGTAACCATTGCAATCCATCTTTGACCTCTTGTTCTGTTAAACCAGTATCTTCCATTATTTGGTGTATTTTGTATTCGCCAGTCCAATCGAATCCATTGTGCTCATTATTGAAATCACACTTTTGTTTCATAACAGCTAAAACAGTACTGTTTACAGTACCATATTTCTTCATTGATTGTTCCATTCTTCTGAGTAGTATAAGTTTATTAATTCTTGTAGTAATGGGTCTTGTTCTATTCTAGTACCAAATAAGTTGGTGATGGTATCTTTTCCTTTCAACAAATAAACATTGATTGTATGCTGGCCATAACCTAGCAATTTTGCAATCATTTCTTTGATTTCAATCTTGGATAGATTCCTTGGCTCATCTTTAACATTGAAGATGATTCCAGCAATTTCTTTGTTGAGATTATCCTGTTCCATATATACAAATATATTGAAGTTTATTTTAATTTCAAAATTTTACCCAGTAATACTGGTGCGCTTACGTTGAGAAGGGCTTATGGTTTGCTCTCAATATATGTTTCAAATAAATTAATTTCTTCTGGTGTTAAATCCCGCTTAATTCTATTTTCAATATTTTTGTATGCGCTTTGTTCAATCCATTTAAATAAAAAAGTATGTTGTTCATGCTCAGTTTTAAAATATTGAGAGAAATCCAATTTTATTTGCTCTTTCAATTTTGAATACCTTTCCAATTGAATTTCCCCAGCACTTCGGTGTTCGGTCAAATTTTCGTTATATAACACCGTATCTAACACCGTATCTAATGGTTTCTCTAATGACTTATCTAATTTAGGGTATATAATAGCGCCAACTACATCGACCACCTCTTGGTCGGTCTGTCGACTATCACTGGTCGGTATATCGACCATTATGGTCGGACTATCGACTACCTTGGTCGGTACATCGACCACCTTGGTAGGTATTTCGACCATCCTAAGTGGTATAATAATTCTTCTTCTATTATCAATATCTTGTGTTTCTATATAACCCATATTTCTCAATGAATTTATTCTATCAACAGCAGTGGTTCTACTAACACCCATTCTCAATGCCATTTTCCCATATGACATATACATTTCTTTTTTATTATTATAGAATGAATAAACTAACGCCAATGTAATCTTTTCACCGGCATTTAATTCTTTATTCTCAAGTATATCATATGGGATTTTGAGAAATTGTTCTTCTTTTTTATTTTCCATATTTAAATTTCATATTTTTTTTTCTACTGTGATAATATAAATGATTCTTGAGTACTTTATATTGCAACCACGATATTTTATTTTCTTCAAATACATAATTTGCAATACTCTCAACAGTAGCATCAGGAACATTCAAATCAATGGCTTGTTGAGTAATAGAAATGATATCATCCCAACTTGCGGCATCATATTCTTGTTCCCATTGAGTATATAATTCTTCCCTATTCATATCACAAACATAATTAGATTTCGCCATATCTACAAATAAATATACAAAAAAATTTCAAAATACCGAATTGTTTATGTATTTTTCCCTATATATATGATATTTATATAAAAAGAAACAATGTCAGGTAAAAAGAAATTCGAATTATACTTGAGCAGAAGAATAATGGGTCCCAACGGTTGGATGTTCTTCTGTAGATTATGTGGTAAGTATGTTGATGAGGAACAATTCTATCATAAGAAAGGTGGTAAATGGGGATTGGATGCTAAATGTAAAATCCATTATACTCGAACAACAGAAGAAGATGACCCTGAAATGTCTTATCTCAAATTGGACCCCATCAAAGAATCAGACTTCAAGAATGTGCAAGAACTACTCATATCTTTGGGATACTCCTTTGATAAAGGAATTACAATTCACGAACAATTCAAAAATAAACATAACTTAAATTAAAACAAAAATGCTAGGCGCTTTCAAACTTAAAGTTCAACAGGTTAGAGAAATTAAAAATCTGTTCCAACAGAATCTATCTGATTCAGAAATTGCAAAAATGTATGGGGTATCAAGACCATTAATTAACATGATTCGTAACGGTAATCGTTGGCCAGAAGAAAGAGATAAGGTTAAATCTCAAATTGAAGAAATTGATGACCTTCCTTGTGTTTGTGATACCATCAATCTCGTTCATGGGTCATATTCAATTAGTAGTCAAATTTGTCCTGTAATCACTCCAAATGGAAAAGTTTATATCATACTCCATTATCTCCAAGATAAGTTAACTGGTGAGAGATTTAGTAAGTTATTCGATACTATTCCAACCTTGGAAGTGTTGCAAGAAAATCATGAGAAGTTCAAAAATAAGATTTGGTAATTTCAAATTTTCTTTATATATTTGATATGAGTTTTATTCAGTCATAACTCAATCAAAAACGGTCCGCTGTCTCTGAGACCGTTCCATTCCTCTACCATTTATCCATATTTGATTCGCCATTAGGTGGGGGAATGGTTTGCATCATTAAAATAATTTTGTATATTTATAAAAACTCTATTTAATAGTAGTAGTTTCTTTTTTTTCATTAGCCCCGTCACTCGCTCTAAGTTGTTCCCATATTGTACAAGAGTGGCGGGGTTTTTTATGCAATTGATTTTGATTAATCAATATTTATGGATATATTTGAGTTATGAAAAATTTTAGAAACAGTGGATATAAAGTAACTAGAGATGGACGTGTATTCACAAAGAATGGTCAGGAAAAAAAAGTACAACATGTGAATGGGTATGCTCAATTGATGTTGTATCTAAATAAACAAATGAGATTCTTTTATGTGCATAGAATCGTTGCTGAATTGTATGTTCCCAATCCTGAAGGATATAAATTTGTAAAACACAAAGATGGGAATAGATTCAATAATGATGCATCCAATTTGGAATGGGCACCATTGTTAACTGATAGAACCCAACGCAAAAGAAATTATCGTAGGGATATTCCCGATGATGTTGTTGAGATAATCAGAGAACGATATAGAAACGGTGAGAAACAACAAGTGCTTGCTGATGAATGGAATGTATCACAAAGTTATATTTGTAACTTGGTAAATAATCAATTTAGAAAAATAAAAAACCCCACCGAATAAGTGGGGTTTATAATTATAATTGAGTTTGAACTTTTCGAAAAAATCTAATTAATAGACCAATCACAATTCCTAAACAAATTGGACCAATACCATATCTAAATTTATTGGAATGTATAAAAACTTGAATACTGTCGATTGTTTTTTCTAATTGTGTTCTGGTTGCCCATTTATAATTACTTTTCCAACCAGAACTATATTCTTTAATAATCTCTTGTTTTTTGGAATCATAATACTGAATCAATTCCTCTTTATAAATTTTAGAAGATTGCTCATCAAACTGTTCCCAATCATAAGATGGTTGCATTGTTTGTGCCATGGCTGTGGTTGTTACTAAAGTGAACAACAGACTTACAAATAGTGTTTTCATGTTTTTCATTTTTGATTTCATATACAAAGATATTCTAATTTTTTTGAGATATCCAAATTTTTTTTAGAATATTTTGCCAGACTAAAATAAAAAACCCCACCGAATAAGTGGGGTTTTTTATTCATAGATTAGTTTGTGTTTGGTTAAGATTGTAACTGTTTTTTCAGTTCACGATTTTCATTCTCCAATCGAATTACATGATTCTCCAATTCGTCAATTCTCTTAACCATGGATTTCATTTCTTCTTTTAGTTGTTGGATTTCAAGTTTCTGAGCGGTTGCGGTTTCTTTCCACATTTCCAACACAGCTTGAGCATTCTGTACTTCAATTGATTGTTTGGTAAATCTTCCTGATGTTACCCAACCAATAATACCGGCTATGATAGCCGTAACAATTTCACTTATAGGTAAGTTATTCATTAATGTATATTTCCTGAATTATTTGGTGAACCGTACCATTGTGGAAATGGACTATCTGCACATAATGGTGATGTACACCCATACATTTTACCGTTCTTCCAATAGTAATTGGTACCAGGTAAAGTTATTGGAGATTGAAATGGAGCTTGTGGGATTGGGGGTAATTGTCCCTCGTTCAAATTTCCGTTGTTGTATTCAGGATATAAACCTGATTTGAATATTAAATGTCTTCTTAATAAATTATCTTGAAACTCAGCATCATTTTTTGCTTGGTTCTTAATGTGTAAGAATAATTTAAAATCAATTGAACTACCTTGTTCAGAACGATTCTGTACAATTCCAACTGACATTAGTTTGGCCATGAAATTATCCACAGCTCTGAACAAAGCATAACCAATCAAAGCTGGTTGAATATATTTGTCCAATAAGTTTTTATAGTTTGAATTACCAGCGTCACCAATGGTTCCGTTATCAACCAAATCCAAAATATGTTGATATAGATTTGTACCCAAGGATTCTTGGATTTCTATATTTTGACTAACCATTATTGCGTATCTTAACTCATCCGATTGAACGTTCTCGTTAATGTACGAATAGGTCTTTAATAATTCTTCTGATATTAATAATACGTTATTCATTATGCTAAGATTTGGTTTTGTTGTATAACTAAGCTTATTTCTTGGTCAGGGTAGATAAGTTCAAGTAGAGGTTGTAATTCTCTATTCATGAAGTTCTGAATTGGTTTTACAGATGTATTCATAAATAACTTGTATGCTGTTTCCAATTGGTCAGCAGATGATGTAAATCCGCCAGGGTTTGGTAATCCAATTAGACTACCATCAATAATTTTGTGACCACTCATGATTTGTTTTTGAACCAAATCAAATATGTTTGAGAAATATCCTGATTCAACTGATGATTGAATTTGTGTAATGTCAGGTTTCTGTTCTGATTCACCATAAGATACAATTACACGACCAGCATTCTCAGGTCCCATGTATCTGTTCTCGATGTTTCTCAATATTTGATTTTGTTCATTTTGAGAATCGGGAGCATTCATGTTGAAGTGTACCCATAGAGATGGTGATAAACCATTCTGAATATTTGCTAAGTTGAATACGGTAATTGCATGATTCAATCTAACATCATTGATTACAGATAACCAATCAGGTGCTCCATAATAATCATAACCGGATTGATATTGTTTGATGTGAACAATTTGTCTATCTGTAAAATTCTTTGGGTCAAATTCAGAGAACTCAACGATACCCGCTTTTCTCCAATTGGCCCAATCTCTACAATACATAAATTTTGTTACAGGGTCACCCATTTCTTTCGGTTTTCCTAATCTCATGTAACGAGAAGGAATAACGTGGAAACCAGCAATCCCTTGAGACCTATCTTGTTTCCATACAACTTCCAAAAATAGATTACCAGTTGTAATAAACTCATAATACATTTTTCTTGCTACATCATTTATGTATTCTTTGCTATTAATTTTATAATCGGTTACATAGCCCATACCGACAGCGTTATCCACTTTGCTACGAACACATGCGTTTTGTATTGGTGATGCGTCATTTAACAGATATAGTTCATTTACGAACATATTGTTTTCACCCCAACGAATGAATACCTCGTTGCGGTTAAACACCTCTTGGAAACTTGTTAGGGTGTTTGCACCAAATTTTAATTGTTCAATGTTAATCATCCTTGATATACTTTAAATACTTGACTCGATGAATTGCCAGTGTAACTAACAATATCGTTATATACAGGATTGGTCCCAATAATATTGGCCATTCCTTCATATACCACATCGAATGCTGTTAATGGGTTCAAATTTGTTGGTGATGCTTGTTCATAGATTTTCACATAATATTGACCCGGTATTAGGTGCAAGTTTACTGGTGTTGTCGTTCCTGTTGCAATATAAACTTGAGCGCTTGATGAATCAACATCAATTTGGAATTGGTCATAACTTGGTTCATACCCAATTGCACCTGTAGCAGGTAACAGGTATGGAATGAATTTCCAATTCTGTTTTGTTAATTTGTGGGTCATTGTCCACAAATAATACACATTACCTGTTAGTTGTTTATTACGACTACAAGTTGCTACTACTGTGTTTAATTGAGCTTGAGTTATCTGTATCATAATTATTTAATCATTATTATGGAGGACAAGTTCCCCAAACTGGTTTATAACCAGGACTAAACGCTCCACCAAAACTACTTGGTTCCGTTGGAATATTTGTTACACACCATCCGCTTAAGTCTTGGTTATAAGAGTTTGCGGAGTTGAACATTTGTGCCATATTGGTAGCTGCTGATGTATCCCAATTATTCAATGGTTGATTGAAAATTGTACAACTTTCAAATGTTGCCAAGAATGATACTACACTTGAAACATTCCAACTATTCAATGGTGTATTAAATGCGTAACATTGTAAGAACATTGCGTGCATGTTAGTTATCGTTGATACATTCCAATGGTCAATATTACCAGCGAAACTATGACATACTGCAAACATTCCAAATAAGTTTGTACAACTACTGAAGTTTGGTGCATCTGATGC